TTTCAGTTGACAACTCAGGAAAACCGTGTATTCCTGTTCACGCTTGATGTGGTCAGGAAGTGCGCCCAGAAACCGGGCAAAAACCGCCAAGCCGTTGAAAAACATAGACTTTTTGACAATCGCATTTGCCCTCGCGCTGCAAGTCCAGGATGCTCCTATTTCCCGCAAGGAGATGCCCTGATGGTGCGAACCCATTCGACGACAATCCCAGACGCGCGTCCGTAGCCGGCTCTCCCTGGCGATTTCGCGTTCGTGTGATGCCATGTTCGACCACGATCCGAACAAGCGCAGGGCGGTTTTCGACGTTGCCCGTGCGACGTTCTACCTGGTTGCCGCGGTCATCTGCGTGCACCTGTTCGTGGTCGTCGTCAGTTCGCTGGCTTGCATCTACGCCAGCATCGAGATGATCAGCGGCGCGGTCAAGCAGTGCGAGGATACGCGGCCTTTCCTGATGGAGGTTCTTGCTGCTGCCCTGGCTGCCGCGCTGGCCTACTCGGGCGGGCGCAGCGTACCGCGCGAATGAAGATCGCCGACCAGCGGTCGCAGGAGGCGGCCCTCTACCGCCGCTTGTACAAGACGAAAGGTTGGAAGGGCCGGCGCCTGCGCCAATTGCGGTCGGAACCCCTGTGCCGCATGTGCCTCGAGCAAGGGCGGATCGTTGCGGCGTCGGTGGCGGACCACATCGTGCCGCACAAGGGATCGCCGGAGCTGTTTTACGGCGGGGAATTGCAGAGCCTATGCGCTTCCTGCCACAGCGGGGCAAAGCAGTCGCACGAGGCTCGAGGATACTCGAGCACGGTGGATGTGTGGACGGGGTGGCCAAGCGATCCGAACCACCCGGCGAACAAGGAGCGTGCTTGAGCTATCGGGTAAGCCTGACGCCGAACAACATGCCCAGATCGGTCTTGGCCACGGCCATGTAGGGCTGCGCACAAGCAGGCGGTGCGACAAGAACAATCCTGTCGCCACGGTCCAGTGTAGGAGCTGAGATCTTAGCAAATGATTGGTTCATCTGTGCTTCGGTCAGATACAGCGCATTGCCGTTTGGCGTGCTGTCCACTGCCTCGAACGTGCAGTCGGTATCGCCATTCGTCCTGACGGCATAGACCGTCACCGGATGACGGGCGGTCAGTATCAGGTTGCCAGCGTCATCGTAGCTTCCGACCACAGGACGCGGGTCGGTCATGAAGGCGTACGCCGCAAGGCAGACCAGCAAGCCCACAGCAGCACCAACGATTGCCCCTAACACGAAGTTCATTGCCGTAACCTCCGAATGCAAAGGCAAACGGCAGCAGTCTAAGCGAGAACCGCAGCCCGGATCAACCCCTGGGGGGGTGGTCAAAAGTCTGGCGCGATCGCCGGGGGACCGGCGTCGGGGGCGTGACAAATCAAAAACCGTAACAAATCAGGTTTTCAGTCCTATGTTTTGCCGCGAATAGGAAAATTATGCAGAAATGGCCGGCTGATCGCGTCGAAACGCGTCGGATTGATGCGTGCGGCAAGACTTGGCGCGAAGGTGGTGCCGGTTCGGCCTGGCTATCTCTCGGTCGTGCAAGCCCGCGCCAAGGACTATGCGAAAACGAGCGGCGCGCGACTCGTGCCCTTCGGCGTCGATCTAACGCTTGAAGCCACCGGCGAGGACCTTCGACGCGGTAACGCACGGGCGCATGTGATGGCGAAGCGCGGTCGTAAAACGCTGGCTGATCTTTCGGTTGTCGAAGGATCGTTTGGTAAACGGCCAGAACCACCCGCTGATCTGTCGCCTGATCAAGCCGACATCTGGCGTGCGACGGTTGCGAGCGAGGCTGCGGGCTTCTTCTCGACCGAAGCCGTTCGGGCGTTGCTTTCGGACTACTGCCGCCATCGCGATGCATCGAACAAGGTCGCCGTCGTGATCAACGATTACGACACGCTCAAGCTGATGAACGACGACGACGCCAAGCACTACGACCGGCTGCTGAAACTCCGCGAACGCGAGACGCGCTCGTCTGCCTCGCTGGCGACGAAGATGCGGCTCACGAACCAGGCTCGCTACACGCCGCAGGCTGCGGGCACGGCGGCCAGGAATGCTGCAAAGGGCGTCCGGCCTTGGGAGACGTAAACGCCGCGAACTGGCGGTCGAAGCGCAACATCGATTGGATCGAACGCTACTGCCGAGTGCCCGAAGGCCGGTATGTCGGCAAGCCCCTGAAGCTCGCGCCGTACATGCGCGCGGACCTTGAGGCGATCTACGACAACCCAGCCGGCACACGCCGGGCGATCATCAGCCGGGGGCGCAAGAACGCAAAGACGACGGAATCGGCGCTGCTGCTGTTGCTGCACCTGTGCGGCCCGGAGGCGCAACCGAACTCGCAACTGTTCAGCGCGGCGCAATCGCGTGAGCAGGCCGGCGTCCTGTTCTCGCTGGCCTCAAAGATGATTCGGATGTCGCCGGAGCTGAACGCGGTCGTGACGATCCGCGACACGGCCAAGCAGTTGTTGTGCTCCGAGCTCGGCACGCTCTACCGGGCGCTGTCGGCAGAAGCCTCGACGGCGTTCGGCCTGTCGCCGGTGCTGACGGTGCACGACGAACTGGGCCAGGTGAGGGGTCCGAAGTCGGAACTGTACGAGGCGCTAGAGACCGCGACGGCCGCGCAGGAATCGCCGCTGTCGATCATCATTTCGACCCAGGCGCCGAACGATGGCGACCTGCTGTCGATCCTGATCGACGACGCGAAGTCCGGGGCCGATCCGCGAACGGTGCTGCGCATCGACACGGCTCCGATGGATCTAGATGCTTTCAGCGAGGACGCGATCCGGGCAGCGAACCCCGCGTTCGGCCTGTTCATGAACGAGCGCGAAGTGCTCGACATGCGGGACGCTGCGGAGCGAATGCCGTCGCGGCGGCCAGAGTTCGAGAACCTGATCCTGAACCGGCGGGTCGAGATGAACTCGCCGTTCGTGTCGCGATCGGTGTGGATGGCGTGCGGCGATCCGCCGGTCGACGACCTGGCGGGCCTCGAGGTCTATGCCGGGCTCGATCTTTCGGAGGTCAACGACCTGACGTCGCTCGTGCGGTTCGTGCACGTCGATGGGGTCTGGCACGCGCTGCCGACGTTCTGGCTGCCAAAGGAAGGGCTTGCGGAGCGGTCGCGGCAGGATCGTCAGCCTTACGATGTGTGGGCCGACCAAGGTTTCATCGAACTGACGCCTGGTCCGACGATCGAGTACGAGTGGGTCGCAGCAAGGATTCTCGACATGCACGAGGCGGCACCGTTCAAGCGGGTCGCTTTCGACGATTGGAACTGGCGTCACTTGAAACCGTGGCTGGCCAAAAGCGGCTTCCGAGAGGAAGAGCTCGACGGCGACAACGCGATCTTCAAGCCGTTTCGACAGGGCTTCAAGTCGATGTCGCCGGCGCTTCGGACGCTCGAGGGGATGCTGCTCAACAGGCAGATTGCCCACGGCGGGCACCCGGTGCTGACGATGTGCGCGGCCAATGCGACGACGCAGACCGATCCGGCAGGGAATCGGAAGTTGAGCAAGTCGAAATCGAGCGGGCGCATCGACGGCATGGTGGCGCTTACGATGGCGGCCGGCGTGGCGGCGGAAGAGTACCAGCCCGATGCAGGCGTGCCGGAGATCGTTTTCCTATGAGCCTCTTTGATCGAATGTTGCACTTCTTCACGCCAGCGAAGAAGCAGCCAGCGGCCCCGCAGAACATCGTACGAACCGTCGTGTCTCCGTCGTCGCAGTGGGACTTTTATTCGCTCGACCCAAACCTCAATATCCCGGTGCTGTCGGAGTCAACGGCCCTGCAGGTGTCGGCGATCTACGCTTGCGTGAACCTGATCTCCGGCGCGATCGCTGGGCTGCCTTTGCACGTCTATCGCGTTTCCCAAGACGGGCAGCGCGACCGCACCGTTAACGATCCAATCTGGTGGGTTCTCAACGAGCAGATGTCTCCGCGGTGGAATGCGGCCACCGGGTGGGAGTACATGGCCGCCTCTCTGCTTCTGCACGGCAACGCCTACGCGCGAATCTGGCGCGGGCCGAACGCGATGCCGACGGAGATCGAGCCGATCCATCCAAGCCGCATCACGACCGCATTGAACTACGAGAAGCGGCGCCTGATCTATCAGATTGCGCCGGAAGACCTTGTTCCTGGCCAGCTCGTGGTGCTCGATCAAGACGATGTTCTGCATGTGCCGGGCTTCGGCTTCGACGGCTACAAGGGAATGTCGCCAATCCGGCACGCGCTTCGGATGCCCGGCGCTGTGGCGATGTCTGCACAGGAGTTCTCTGCAAACTTCTTCGGCAACTCGGCGCGGCCCGACTACGTGATCCAGACCGAGCAAAAGCTCGGGCCGGACGCAATTGAAACCATGCGCGACCAGATCAACGCCCGGCATCGGGGTCCGGACAAAGCGTTCCGGCCGATGCTCCTGCAACAGGGCATGGAGGTCAAAACGATCTCGCTGCCCATCACGGACATGCAGTTGATCGAGACGCGGCAGTTCCAGATCGAAGAGATCGCCCGCATCTACGGTGTGCCGCCGTTCATGATCGGCCACAACGAAAAGACCACCTCGTGGGGGTCCGGCGTCGAGGCGATGGGCATCGGCTTCGTCCGGTACTGCCTGCGACAGCACCTCACCAAGTTCGAGACCGAGTTCAACCGCAAGCTTTTCCGGACCGCGGCGAAGCGGGTCGAGTTCGACACGTTCGATCTCGAGCGGGCCGACATGAAGTCGATGTTCGATTCCTTCCGCATCGCGCTCGGACGCGCGGGCGAGCCGGGATGGATGACGACGGAAGAGATCCGCACGCGCATGAACATGAAGGCGCAGCCGGACGGGCAGCTTAACCCTGGGACGACCATTGATGCGACAGCCGAACCGACTGCTCAACCTGCTGCAGCTTAACGCCCGCCAGGGTTCGTTCAGGGCGGAAGCCGCGACGAACACGATGTACCTCTACGACACCATCGCTGGCGATCAGATGGAAGCCGAGATGTTCGGCGGCGTGACCGCAATCGAGTTCGTCGGCGCCCTAAGCGCAATGAGCGGCCCGGTGTCGTTGCGGCTCAACTCGCCTGGCGGCGACGTGTTCGCTGGCTGGGCAATGGCGCAGGCGATGCGCGACTACCAGGCGAAGAAGGGGCCGATCACCGTCTATGTGGACGGTGTGGCAGCGTCGGCGGCCTCGATCGTCGCGACGGCCGGCAAGCGCGTGCTCATGGCGCGGTCGTCCATGATGATGATTCACAAGGCTTGGTCGATGGTCGTCGGCAACAGCAACGACATGATTGAGACCGCGAACCTTCTGAACAAGGTCGACGGGCTGCTTTCGCAGTCCTACGCCGAGCGCGCCGGCGGCGACCCGGGCGCGTTTCTGACGATGATGGAAATGGAGTCGTGGTTCACGCCAGACGACGCGATCGCGCTCAAGCTCGCCGACGGGCTGGCCGAGGATGTCGAGGTGGTGAACGCGCGCTGGGATCTGTCGGTCTACACGAAGGTGCCGGCGGTCTTGCAGGCCGTCGCGGAGGCTGCGGTGGCCGATGATCCCACGCCAGAACCAGAACCACAACCGGCGGTCGAGGCAGGGCCCGAGCCGGACGAGGACGTAGAGCAGCGGCTTTGCATCTTGCACGCCGAACTGCTTCACCGAGCTGCCTAGCGCAAGCCGCGCCAGAGCAGATATCGAGCCGCCGCGAGGCGGCTTTTTTCATGAAAAGGAGCAGCCGATGAGCATTCAAGCTCTTCGCGAGCAGCGCGCGGCAAAGGCCCAGGCGCTTCGCGAGTTTACCTCAAAGAAGGATTGGAAGAAGGACCGGGACATGCCGGTCTACGACCAGATGCTGGCGGACGTCGATGAGATCGACAGCCAGATCAAAGCGATCAACGCTGCCAACGAGCGGTATGCCGCCGAGCAGTCGGAAGGTCGCGTGGTCGTGGCCGCCGACCGGATGGCGCACGACAAGAAAAGCGAGGGCGCCCGCATCTTCGCGAAGTGGGCTCGCGGCGGCATGGATGCTCTGAATGCCGAAGAGCGCAAGACCGTGCGCAACACGATGTCGACGACCACGCCGAGCGAAGGTGGCTTCACCGTTCAGACCGACGTTGCGAACCGGATCGTCGACACGCTCCGCGCATTCGGCGGCATGCGGTCGGTTGCCAACATCCTGCGGACTACGCAGGGCAACCCCATGCAGTTCCCAGGCTCCGACGGCACGGCGGAAACCGGCGAACTGATCGGCCAGAACGCGCCCGCTACCGGGCAGGATATCGCGTTCACCGCGCGCCAGCTCTTGGTTTACAAGTATTCGTCCAAGATCTGCGCCTGCCCGATCGAGCTCCTGCAGGACTCCGAGTCGGACATGGAAGCGTTCATCATCAACCGTCTTGCGACCCGTATCGGCCGCATCACGAACACGCACTTCACCGTGGGCACCGGCACGAACCAACCGCAGGGCGTCGTCACCGGCGCGTCAATCGGCGTGACGGCTGCCAGCGGCAGCTCGCAGGTAACGAGCGTCACATATGCCTCGCTCGTTGCGCTGGTTCACTCGGTTGATCCGGCCTATCGGGCGATCGGGAACTGCGGCTTTATGATGTCGGACGCGGCCTTGCGCCAGATCCGCCTCGTGGTCGACGGCCAGCAGCGCCCGATCTTCCAGCCGGGTTACGAGCAGGGGCCGCCGGGCAGCGCGCCGGATCGCATCCTCGGCTATCCGGTGACGTTGAACCAGGACGTTCCGGCGATGGCCGCGAGCGCTCGCTCGATCGTGTTCGGCGACTTCAGCGCCTATACGATCCGCGACACCATGGATGTGACGATGTTCCGGTTCACGGACTCGGCATACACCCAGCTCGGCCAGGTCGGCTTTCTTGCGTGGATGCGCTCGGGCGGCAACATCATCGACACGGGCGCGCTGCGCGTGTTCGTGAACGCTGCCACATAAGCCCATGGGCAAGACGAGCGCGCAGCCCGAGGCGGCTGCGGGAGCAGCGGCGGACGTGAGCGTCCGGCTGCTGTGCATCTATGCGGGGGCGGCCGACATCGGCAACCCCGGCGACGTGATCACCGTGCCGAGCGACGAGGCCGACCGTCTTGTCGATCTCGGCGCAGCAACACGCGAAGCGTGAGCGGTTGCGGGCATGGACGATCAGAACCTCACGGCCTTCTCAAAGGGCGACGATCTTCTGGTCGAGTTCTATGCTCGCAACCGCGACCAGACGACACCGATGCCGGGCGTTACCGCGTCCGGCGTCTTCTTCATCATCAGCGAGTACGAGGGCGGCCCGGCGCTGGTGACGGTCAACGGCCCGCCGAACGTGGCGCTGGTTGATCAGCCCACCGCGAAATTCACGATCGCGCTGCCCGCCGCTCTGCTGGCCGCGGTGATCGCCGAGAAGATCTACCGATACCAAATCTGGGCCGTGAGTCCGCAGAACCAGCGCAGCCACCAGGTGCGCGGCGTGTTCGTGCTGCGGACCGCGACTGCCCCTGCCTGACAGGAGAAGTTCATGGCTCACCAGTTCACCGTCGACATCCGCAACGGCACGATCGATCCGATCGAGACGCTGATCGGTGGATCCGCGCTGATGGAGCTTCGGCAGGGCGTAATCCCGGCCGATCCGTCGCTGGCGGACACCGGCACGCTGCTTGCGACGATCCCCATGGGCGCCGACCCCTGGACGACCGCAGCAAACGGCGTCAAGACGCTGAACCCGCCGGGCGCAACCACGGCGTCGGCGAACGGCGTGATGTGCTTCGGCCGCATCAAGACCAGCGGCGGCATCACCAAGTGGCAGTTCACCATCTCGGACGCCTGGGCGGGCAGCAAGGCTTACATCCTCGGCCAGCACGTCCTCAACGGCGCGAACCTCTACCGCTGCACCACTCCGGGCACGTCGGCGGCTTCCGGCGGTCCGACCGGCACCGGCGCGTCAATCACCGACGGCACGGTGACATGGACCTACGTCCAGGTCGGCGCGGATGTCGGCGCGACAAACACGGCGGTCAGCGCCGGCCAGCAGATCCCGCTCACTGCGTTGACCATCACGGCCACGGGCGCCTGATCGCATGACCTACTCTCGCGTCACCGGCTCGGCTGCCAACTCAGGCGCCGACAGCGTTCCCGGCTTTGCCGGCGGCACCGCCGACTTTCAGATGATGAAGGCCGTGGACGGCCGCGAGAACGGCGTCACGCCGCTTGCTGTCCGCGCGGACGGCCCCACGTCGGCAGACGGCGGCGCAGTCGTGCGGCAAGCGCCGTGCGACATCTGGTCGGTGTCGTTCTCGCAGACCGGCGCCGGTCTGCTGGCGCCGCAGATGACGCAGCGCATTGCCAACGGCACGGGCGTCACGGTCAACCAGAGCCAGAGCGCGCTCGTCATCACCTCGGGCACGGCCGCCAACGGCGAAGTGCTCATGCGCTCGACCAGGACGTTCCTCGACGCCCTGTTCGTGCGCCACATCATGACGCTTTCGCAGCGCATCAATAACAACAACTTCTCGGTGCTTCTGGCTGACGCAATCGGCGAAGGCTGCGCCTGCACGATTAACAGCGCAACCTCGATCACCGTCACGTTCCCGGCCACCACGCTGGACGGCCGCCCGAACTCGTTCAGCGCGCAGAACGTCGGTCAGTCGATGTTCGTCGGGGCCATCAGCGGCGTCAGCGCGCCGCCGGGCCGGTATACGATCTCAGCGGTTTCCGGCAACCAGATCACGTTCACGGTTGCGGGCTGGCCGGCCTCCGGCTCGTGCACGGTCGACCTGTTCGGCTGGAACATGATCTGGACGCTATACAACGGTGTGTTTGCAACGCAGTCATCTCACGATTCCTCGTGCACGGGCTGGGCGTCCAGCCTCACCACGGGCACGCTTCCGTCAACCGGCACGGCAAACCCTGGCATCATTCAGCAGTTGCGCACCGACGGGCGGTGCGTCTACTGGTCGGCGTCGCCGGTGCAGTCCAACCCCGCGTTCACGGCCACCGTGCAGCGGCAGGACCGAACGCCGATGCCGGACGTTCCGATGTATCTCTACGTCTGGTCCTACAACGGCACCACAGCGCCGGCCTCAACGACCACCTGGACGCTGCAGCAGCTTGCGGTGGAAAGCACCCCAAACGTCGGTGTTCATATTGTGGGCACGCGGCAGCTCGACAGCAGCACGCAGATGCCAACCACCGTCTCGGGCACCGTGACGCTCGGCGCCGGCATTGCGAACGTCGGCTCGGTGAACATTGCCGTCGCGCAATCGATCGGCCTAGCCTCAAGTTCGGCCAACGGCGAAGCGACGATGCTGATCCGCGACCTGACCGCGGATACCAACTCGGCGGTCATCAAGGTCGGTGCGACGCACCTTGGCGAGCTGGTGATGGCCAACGACAGCGCGACGAAGTTTTACGTGAAACTCTACAACAAGGCGACCGCCGCGGCCCCGGCGACGGACACTCCGGTCGCTAAGTACGTGATCGGCCCGAACAGCACCCTGCGCGTTTCCGGCGGCACATTTGGCATGCGCTTTGCTTCCGGCCTCGCAATCCTTGTCACGGGCGGCATCGCCAACACGGACACCTCGGCGGTCACGGCGAACGCTGGCACGCTCACGTTCGTCTACACCTGAGAGGGACGCCATGTCGTCAACCGCAACCGATCTCGGTCCGATCGGCAACAATGTCATGCGCAGCCTGCAAATCGATATCGACGTGGCGCACCAGGTCATCTACTGGCAGACGGTGCATTCCAACCACGAGCAGGGCTCGCCCCAGTTTAATGCGCAGATGGACGATTACGTCGCGCACTACGAGGATCAGTTCAAGAAGCTTCCGGAATGGCTGGAGCAAGACGTAGCCCGTAACGGCTCGTGGCTGTTTTTGCGCACCTCGCAGGGGCAGATGCAGCTCCGGTGCACGTGGTCGCTGCGGGCGCGCACGCGCGTCTACCTGTGTGCGGTGCCTCCGGCAGATCCCGGCACGCCCGAGTTCGAGGAATGGCTGCCTGAGCAGGCTGCGATTGCCGAAAGCAACTGGTTCAAGGATCGCCCGCAGTACGTTCCGCTCTGAACTGACGAGGCTGCGCCATGTCGTTCTTTTTCTGGTGGCGCAACGCTGGGCAGGCTGCCGTCTCGCTTTCCGGCGCCGTAACCGCCGGTGGTACTGCAACGGGCACGCTTGGTCCCACGGCCGCGCTTTCGGGCGCTGTCACCGCAGGCGGCACCGCCTCCGGCACGATCGGCCAGGCAAGCATTCAGCTTTCCGGGTCTGTCACCGCTGGCGGTACGGCGTCCGGCACCCTGTCGCCTACCGCTGCCCTTTCCGGCGCCCTCAGCGCCGGCGGCATCGCCACCGGCACCCTGTCACCGACCATCGCCGTGTCAGGCGCGGTTACAGCGGGCGGCACGGCGTCAGGAACGATCTCGAGCGGGTCGCTTCCTGTTACGCTGTCGGGTTCCGTAGTTGCAGGCGGCACGGCAACCGGCACTCTGGGCACTGGCGCCCTGCCGGTGTCGCTGTCCGGCTCCGTTACAGCAGGCGGCGTCGCCACCGGCACGCTAGCAATCCAGGTCGCGCTTTCCGGTGCTGTCACGGCCGGCGGCCGCGCTTCGGGTACGCTGAACCCCACAGTTGCGCTGTCTGGCTCGGCAAGGGCAGGCGGCACGGCTTCCGGCTCGCTGTCGGTCTTCGATCCGCCCGTGCTCGCTGAATGGGGCCGCGTCGGTTCCGCGACCGGCACGCCCGGCAGCGGCAGCCTTGAGGGCAAGCCTGCGGGCAAGAAGGTAATCGGGATCGCCGCATGAACAAGCTGGTTCGCGTCATGGCGCCGACGCTGCTTCCGGTCACGCTGGCCGAAGCGAAGGCGCACCTTCGCATCACGCACGACGAAGAAGATGCGCTGGTCGCCCGCCTCATCGGCACCGCAACGTCCTACTTCGACGGCTATGCGGGCGTCCTGGGGCGCTGCATCCTGCAGCAGTCCTGGACGCTCTATCGCGACGCCTTCCCTTCCGGGGCGATCACGATCCCGCTAGGGCAGCTCATCGCAGTGACCGGCTTCGACTACACTTCGACGGCGGGAACGAACGTGGCTATTTCCGCCACCGATTACGTGGTCGATCTGTACGCCGGGCAGGTGCTGCCCGTGTCGACGTGGCCGGATACGAGCGACGTGCCGAACGCGGTGCGCCTGACGTACACGGCCGGCTACGGCGATGAGATCCGCGACGTGCCGGACGCTATCCGCCACGCGATCCTGCTGCTCGTGGGGCACTGGTACGAGAACCGCGAGGCTGTGGCCGTCGGCGCCACGCCCGCAGAGGTACCGATGGCGGTCGACGCGCTGATCGCGCCGTTCCGCATTATGTCACTCTAACCGAAAGGGCATCCCATGGCAGACCTGACGACACAGCTTTTGCCCGAGGCCGGGGCATCTATCAACTTGGCACCCGCCGCAGCGGGCGGCGACAAGTTCGTATGGGATCCGGCCACCGCGCTCGTCATCCGCAACGACGACACGACGGCGAAGACCGTGACGCTGACGCCGGCGGTTGCGACCGTGACCGACCCTGAAAAGGGCGCGCTCACGAAGGCGGCCATCGTGCGCAGCGTGGCGGCCGGCGAAGTAGCGATTGTCCCGCCGGTCTCCAGCCTGTTCAGGAACGAGGCGGACGCGAACAAGGTGGCGATCGCCTATTCGGCCGTTACTTCCCTCCGCGTGGCTGCGGTCCGCTTCTGATGCTTGGCGCCGGCCCGCTCGACACCATTGTCGAGTTTCAGCGGGCAACAACGACGCTGGACGAGTTCAACAGCGCAACCGAAACCTGGTCGACGCTCGCCCGCGTCTTTGCCAGCCGGGAAGATATGTCGGGTCGCGAGATGCTGGCCGCCCAGCAGGTCGGCGCGGCGTTGCAGTCGCGCTTCCGTGTGCGCTGGTCGTCCGTCATCGCGACGCTCACGCCGCACGACCGGCTGATCTGCGACGGCTCGATCTGGAACATCGCGGGCATCACGGATATCGGCCGCAACCGCTATCGCTTGCTGCTTGCGACGCGGAGAGAACCATGACCGTCAAGTTTAAGGTTGAAGGGTTCAAGGAGCTCAACGCAGCGCTGTCCGAACTCAAGAAGGGAACGGCTCGCAACGTCGTCGTGCGTACGCTGCGGCGCATCGCGGAGCCGATGCGAGCAGAAGCCCAGCGGCTGGCGCCCGTCGACACCGGGAGGCTGTCGCAGAGCATCGCGGTATCGCCGCGGATCGTCAACGAGGTCGGCAACGTCGCGTTCGCTCAAGCAATAAAGCAGGGTCTGGACAAGAAAGCTGCGGTCTCGGCAATGCGCAAGGCGCGGCGCAGCGAGTCAGGCGGCAGCGCGGTTCAGCTCTACATCGGTCCATCCAAAGGCCCGAAGGGTCAGAACCCGCTTCGATATGCGTCGCTGGTCGAGTTTGGAACGGTCAAGACCCGCGCGCAGCCGTACATGCGTCCGGCGTGGGATGCAGGCAAGACACGCGCGCTCGAAAGCGCGAAGCAAATCCTTGCCGAAGAGATCAACAAGGCGACCACCCGCGCGCAACGCCGCGCTGCTCGAGCCGCCGCCAAAGCCGCCGCAGGCAAGTAACGATGGAAGAGGCACTAATCGCACTCCTGCTTGCCAATGCAGGGGTTAGCGCCCGCCTGGGCTTGCGCATCTACTTCGGCCGCAAGCCGCAGTCTGACACATCGAACCACTACGCGGTTGCGCAGGTCATCTCTTTGCAGCGCGATTACGTGATGGCCGGGTCTGCTGGGTACGTCGCAAGCCGCGTGCAGATCGACGTATACGGCCAGACCTACAAGGAAACGAAGCTGTCGGCCCGCGCGATCGACGCGGCGCTGTCCGGCTACAGCGGCGGCATCTTTCAGGGCGTCTTCACCGACACGCAGCGCGATCTCGACGAGATGGACGCCGGCGACGTGAACCCGCTGTTCCGGGTGTCCACAGACTACATCATCCACCATACCGAATAGGAGCAAGCAATGACCGACGCCCGCATAGGCTACGGCACGCGGTTCGAAGTATCTACGAAC